TACTATTGTTGACCCGGAACTAGAAAAGGCTTTTGAACTGCGTTGCGTCGAGGCGAAGAAGGGTGAGAGAGTAGTATCGATTTGGACCAACTGTTTGAAGGACGAGAGACGACCACTAGCTAAGATTGAGTCAGGGAGTACTAGAATGTTTACCATACCACCGGTAGACTTCAGTTTAATTACGAGACAGTATACCCTTGATTATGTAGTAGCAGCCAAAGACAACCGACATGAGTCACATAGCAAAGTGGGAATTGATCCCCAGAGTATGGAATGGACCTTGTTGTACAACTATCTTGCTTCTTTTAGCCCCTACGTAATCGCAGGTGATTTTGGAAACTTTGATGGAACTGTACCAGCTGATTTGACGGAGGATTTCTTTGATGACATTGACGACTTTTACAAATTTCATGGAGAGTGGAAGGAAGAGGACAAGAAGGTGCGTAGAGTTATAGCAGATGAAAGTATCCATACAGTATGTCTTTCAAACAAGGACGTATTTATGGTGCACATCGGCAATAAATCCGGCACCCCACTGACTGTAACCATCAATAGTGACATTAACTATCGTTATATGGCACTTGCTTACCTAAATTTGGCAGAGAAGTTTGCCCCAGAGAAAGCGACCATGGCGGCGTTCAGGAAGAATGTGAAAGTGGCTTGTTACGGAGACGATAATGTACTCGCAGTCAAACAGGAAATCTTAGACTGGTACAATCAGGAATCAATCGACGAGTTTCTTGCGTTACATGGAATAACTTACACGAACGAAGACAAGACAGGAATTACAAAATTCAAGAAACTAGACGAGGCAACCTTTCTGAAGAATGGATTTGCAGATCACGAGAGTATAGCCGGAATAAAGGTACCCCAAATGAGTATGAGAACAATATTGGAACTGACCAACTGGACACGAATAGCACCCAACCAGGATGTTTTGCTAGAAGATAACTGCAATGACGCTCTGAGATTTGCTTACTTTCGTGGTAAAGACTTTTTTGATGTCTTGCGGTGTAAGATAATGAAAGCACTTGCAACTCAAAATAAAAAGTTGGATATCATGACTTATAGCGATTTTCACTATTGGTTTTTGTATGTTATTGGAAGGTTGCCCCGGATGCAACAGTGTCAGGGGTTTTTCGAAAAAATAGCTGAGAGCGGAAATTCACCAATTGTTCGAATGATGAAGAAGACGATGGAGAGGATACCGTATGCAATATTATCTATGACGGGTCTCTTGGAGAGAGAAGATAATAAGGATAAAACAGACAGCAGATATGCTATCGCTATCCCGTCAGGCGAAGGAAAAACTTGGTTGTGCAAAGAACACCCAGATATTTTTGTGGATCACGATGAGTTATTGCTCCCAGAGGCGTCTCGACGCTTACAGGAGAAGGGACTGAATTGGGATCACTTGTGGGGTATGTTTGACAAGGAGTTGCCGCTCACAGACCGGCGTATTCTACTCGTTCATCACCCAGCAAATACAAAGCGAAATATACTGGGCAGTTATGTACTGCCAAAACCCTCTTACATCAGGGCCAATGTATACCAGAGACTTAGGTTGAAGGATGCAAAGAAGATGGAAAGAGATGCACGGAACAAGGAAATAATGGACTTGGCACGGCAGAAGGAGCCGGATTTATTCGGCAAGCACGCCCCCTAAGGGCAAGGAATTTTTTATGGTAACAATCTTACAAGCTTAGAAGCTCAATTCGCCTAACCAATTGTTCTATAAAAGATGCAAAAAAAAAACACGCG